AACATAAAATTGAGTTGGATAAGACCAACTCTAAGTTACGAATTGATCTGCGGCAAACTCCTGCCGCTTGTTAATTGACTACAATTAACATTATACCTATTAAGGTATATAAATTGGTACCCATCCTAAGAAAAAGTAACAAGTAAAATCTTCAGCTGCTGAGACGAACATATAAACAATGTTATCTTTAGTTGCTGAAGCATCACGAATAAAGCCATAAATGAACACAGGCTCTTCCAACTTAAACGTTGTCGTGATTGGACTAATAGTTTGGACGATCTGAAATTTATTTGCTGTTTGATAAGGCATCTCAAACTCTAATAACGGATTAATACTCGTGTGATTAAATCCACTACCACACATCACTTGTCGTCCAATATGATTTTTAATGTTATCTCTCCAGGCACTGGCTGTAGTATAATTAAATGTATCTGATTGAAAAGAACTACCAGAATAAATATAATCTCTAATTGCTGTCGTCATACCTTTTGTTGTACCACAATTCAGTAACTTCCATCTTATACCTCCTTTATAACCACTAAATGCCAACTTAACATAATTAACCATCGTCATTACACATTCATTTGCTGTTGCTCCTGTTCTAGGAAATCCATTTACTATATTCGGATATAAAGGCTGTGCAGAATGTGCATATATTTCAGCTTGATTCTCGAATTGAACAGTGACTGCAGAATAATAGTTGTCTCGCTTAAGTAAATTTCTGAAACTAGTAATAGTCTCTCCCATATACAACTTATTTCCCATAGATATCATCTCGTGACTATGAGACTCACTGCGCAAACCAGCTCCAACATCATCTGCTACTTCCAGACTATTAGAAAACGGCATTTCAATACCAGCTTGTGGAACTACTGTCGAAAAATCAGCAATAGTAGTAGGTACAGCCACTTGAAAATCTTCACCAGCTCGCACATAACAAACTATATGTATATCATTATTAAGAGTCTCATCGAACGTAGGAGTAGTTAAATCATTAAGCACATATATTGTCACCAAACCATTATTAACGGCATCAGTAGATCCAGATGTTTGTAGAGGGCTAGGGCTAAACATCACTTCTGTATACCATGGTTGGGCTGCTTCGGTTAACCATTCTCTCTCCTGATAATTGCCTATTCTAAGTTCAAAATCACTGGTTTCGCCTATATCAACAACATGAGTAAAATGTACGTTATCTTCATGTACTGCGGCTGAATCTTTTGGATCATAAACAATTAGCAACCTACCTCTATGAAAAGCTGATTTAACTATTTGAAATCTATATATGATAGACCCTGACCAATGCTTAAAACATGCTGCAACGCCACACATCGCTGTCATATGCGTCTTAGCTGGAGTGCCAACAGTGCGTGATAAGTATGGAGATACCTTATAATTCATTAACATAGTACCTGGAGACGCACTTCTAGACCATACAAACCTATTCAAATACGAGTCATGTCCAGCAATACTGTTAAATGCTAACTCATCATCTGCCTTAAGATTAACATCTAACGGTGATATTGATGTTTCTTGTTTGACATCTAACGTTAGTTTCATAGCACTGGATGTAGTATTAGTAACTGCCATCGAACCTACTATACGAGGAACTAAAGGAGCAGGTTCTGCTACTGCAATAGGTTTACTATATCCTAATGCTGACGCTACGCTACTTGTAATAGTTGCTGCTTTTTCCACTGCTGAAGCATACGGTGCTAATACTGGAATCTGTTTAACTGCACCAGCTATATTGGCTATGTTTGTGGCTGTTTGGCTAATTGGCTTGTTAATACTCTCACACTCTCGACCACTCTGTGGAATTAATGAAGTAATATTTCGTACTGTAGGCCCTTGCAAGTCAACTTCTTCAAACCATGCATATACTGTTATCGTTACGAATTGTTGAGCGATAACTAGATCTTGATTAGCATGTTTGAGATTGACTATAGCGTTAAATGCCAACTCCCCCAATTTCCATTGATCAGTATTCTCTGTAAGGGAAAGATAAGTCCACGGGTAATAAAATGGCAATATCATTTCTGCTCCTTCAGATATAGTTGGATCTAAGAAAACTTTTGGTCTTTGGGATATACCAACAAAGTCTGCATCCGCTAAATCAGGATTCAATACTATTTGAAGTCGATTGGCTAGTGCTTGGAAAGGTAGATATGTGACCATCATTCGACCATAAAAGAAACCATTTCCATTAACCACAATCTTAACATGGCATTTAGCTTTAAAAAGATTGTAGTTTGAAATTCTGTTTGCTATGCGTTTGTTCGTTAGTAGCGCAGTCCAGGGATCTAAAACTTGATTAAAAGTTGTAGGTCCCCATTGCCAACTAGCGACCTTTACAGGTCTGGACAAAAAGTCTTTCAAATCTACTGGATCATTAGAAATTCTCTCTTCCGTATCAGCACTTCCGACAACAAGGGTTTGATCTTTATTTGCTTCAAGAAAACTCACTACTTGTTTAACAGAGGTTTCAACCCCTGATTGTTTAACAAGTTGCACCCTATCCGGGGTGACTACCAGTTTAACGACCGACTGGCTTTGGTCTTCAGTTATATTTATATTAGTGTGTTGGGTCCATTCGGACCAATTTTGTATGCCAATATTAAAATCATGTACAAGCCTAAGCCATGGTGGTTGGCATTTCCACCACTGCTCGGTAACCAATGCACAATCATCATTTACCTCCTTCCATTTTTCTACTATCTCACTAAAAGAAACATTTAAGACATTACAGAACCTCAATAAATCATGTTTGCTAGCTATTATACGCAACTTTCGGCGTGAATCTTCATAAAACTGACGTCCATGAAATTTAGCTTCGAACAAGAAATTATCTATACACTGACCTGTCAAAAATTCAAGTGATACTGTGCGCGGAGGTACATGGCACATTAAACACTTAAACATGCTTTTCTTTAGCAAGGGGGCCACTACTACCCCAAAATCCTTATTGTATGACATCTTTCTTTTAAGGAACTCGACGTCATCTAATTTGTAAAACTTGCGACGCGATGTAGTGTTCTTTTTCTCCATATCAGTGCCTCGAATGCCTAAAGCATCCCAAGCTTTAAGTACTGCTGATACAGTAAAGAAATTCGCGTCGGGGTGAACATTTGCGATAGAGTCATCTCCATAGACTCTAAGAGTGACAAGCTCTACAAACG